TTGAGGTAGTAGGCTTCAAACAACGCTTCAGACCCAAGCACCTCCTCCACTTCGTGCATGGCGTTTAAACAGTTGCAGTAGTCGGGGATGTGCTTTTTGTGCGCGGAATACCAAGGCGGATTACCTCTGGTTTTGAACCCACAGGGACACTCTTCAATGTCCATCCACCCACACGCCTGTGCAATCGCCACGTTGATTTGGTCGTTGGTCATTTCTCCGCCTCCTTCTCGCATTCGGGGCACTTGAGCATTTCGCTCACCTCGTTCCACTCCATCATCGTCCCGCATCGGCAGTCCGGTGCTTCGGGCTGTTCATTCGGATCGTTGGTTAGCCAACGGTCGTACCAGCTTGGCAGGTTCATTTGCTCTCCTTTCTGAGGCGCATGATTTCGGCCTCGATGCGTTTGAATGTCGCCTCAAACGCACGCCGGTTTGGGTGCGACTGAAGCAGCGTCTCCGTCAGTGCCAGAAGCTCAGTGGCTTCTTGTTCTAGTCTGTTTTTCATTTTGTTGTTGTTGTTGCAGTTGAAATTTCGCATTGAATATGCCATGCAGCATTGTTTAGTTCTTTGATTTTATCAGCTTCAATTTCGCTTTTGTGAGCTCTCCATAAATAAAGAATTGCAAGTGACTTACTGCATGGCTTTTCAATCATTAAATATTTTGATATTGCCACGATATCATACTTAAGATTCTGTATATTGTTGCTCTGGATACGGAGAATAATTTCGCTAATTTCGTTTGGGATACCCCATTCATTGCAAGATTTCTGATCTCTTGAACTTGAGCATCCGAAAGTTTTGCCATCGGATTTTGTCGCCCATGATAAGATGTTCCGTGAACCCATTTCCTGCGACAGTTCTCCAGATGAGTTTCCCACTTCAGATTCTCCAACCGGTTGTCTTCTCGATTGCCGTTCAAATGCGATGCATTGCATCCACTCGGACATGGCCCTACGAATGTCTCCAGTACCATTCGATGCACATACAGTAATTGCCTCGGAGATGAGAACATACACGTCATGTATCCACTCTTTATCTTCACTGGATTTCTTATTCTTCCATTCGAAACGCGTCTTATCTGACCAAAAATTGATACCTCGTATTCCGGCTTTGATGGATAAAGTTTCCACATATCTGGAGATGTACCACAAAGCCTTCTTTAAATCAAGTGTTGGATTTTCGTGCTTTATTTGATTCCTGAAAACGTACTTCACGGCATTCCCCAAAGGAAAAACCATGTTTTCTGCAATTTCGATACACTCTACACCACTTGGGTGCTGCTTGTAGTGCTGCGGCTCGACGGCGCTGGTCGTCGAGGACGGGTTGGATGATTTCGCGCCACAGTTTTGAGTACATACTGTCTCTTTCGGTTGGTTTTCCATGTTCTTTAGCCGAGAATTGCTTTTTTTATTCGGGACTCGTTGAAACGCCATGTCAGCAGGCAGCTCGCACGATACCGAGACATCCCAAACATGGGAACGTCCGCCATGTGCTTGAGTTGCGCGTCGGTGGGTGGCAGCTTGATCCAACTCTTGGTCTTGCGCGAGTTTGCACGATCTCCGTTGGATCGCAGATAATCGTCCGCTTGAGCGAGCGCAAGTTCCTTGGAGTTTGTGCGGGTAATGACGGTAACCGCGCCTCCGGTGACTCCGCCAATGGCGTTATACACCTCGCCAAGCCTGATGACCGCGCCCCACGCAGTGAGCGCGTTCGCCATGCGCACGGCGTCCCCGTACATCGACTCCCACCGGAACGGAGACATCTCGATGATTTGCATCTCAGACATCTCGAAGGACTCGATTGTCTCGATGCCGTTGACTCGAACCGGGAAGACGTAGCCGCACACGGGGCAGTTACTGACAGCAGCTGGCACTTGAATGCCGCACTCAGGGCACTTCTTCATCGGCGCTTCACCGGTCTCGCTCTGGCGAACAAACAGCCGGTCTCCCGCGTCGATGTCACCGTGCGTGAGCAGTGAGGCGCCAAAGTCCAAGATGATGCAGTCGCTCTTAATCACCCCAGGGTAGCGTTTGGCATCAATGCACGGTCTCAGCCCTCGCCCGATCATCTGAATCATCGTTGACTTCTGACTGCACGGTCGCACCAGCACAACGCACCCCACACGCTGGCAGTCCCAGCCTTCCGTCAGCTTCATCACGTTGAGCAGCACCTTGATTTTGCCTTGGTCGAAGCGCCTCAGAACCGTCGCGTTGTCGTCGTCCGACATTTCGGAGTGGACGGCCTCGGCCGAGATGCCTTCCTCGCGGAACGCCTCAGCCAAGTGCTGGGCGTGTTGGATGGTCGAGCAAAACACCACGGTCGAGCGGTCGGACGCCTTCTCGCGCCAGTGCCGCAGAATCTCCGAGTGAACCGCCCTCTTGTCCATGATGGCCTCGACTTCACCCATGTCGAACTCTGCACCGGTCTTCTGCACGCTCTGGAGCTGGTCATTGAGCCCGATATCCATGCGGAACGCACGCGGCGGCACAAGGTTCCCTGCGGCGATTAGCTCGCCCACGGTGATTTTGTCGGCGACATTGTTGAACACCGCCGTGAGCGCCTGCTTGTCGCCGCGTTCCGGTGTCGCAGTAAGCCCGAGAATGACGCCATCTGGCGAGCGTTCGCGAAACGCCTGCACGATGTTCATGTAGCTTTCAGCCGCTATGTGATGGCACTCATCACAGAACAGCGCCGACATCCCACTCGGCATCGTTGCCAAGTTCGCCGGCCTGCATAGCGTCTGTACCATGGCGAAGGTCGCCCCCGGCGACCACGCTTTGCGCTCTGCATTGAACACATCCACCTTCGCGCCGGCGTTGTACCGCTTAAAGGTTTCCTTGTTCTGAGTGACAAGCTCGTCGCGGTGTTGAATAACGAGTACCGGTGCCTCTTTCACAAACGGCGCAAGGATCGCGCTGCCCATGACCGTCTTACCTGCGCCTGTTGGCGCAATGCCTAAAGTGTTGCCGCACTTGCCGAGTGCGTCGATGCAGGCGTCAACGAACTGCGCCTGCCTTGGTCGTAAAATCATAAGTGCCTTTGTTTCACTGACGCAAAAATGAAAAAGCGTCGTTGCAGGATCTCCCTGCACACCATGCGGCTAGATTTGCCGCTGGTTTTAACCCAAAAAAGGGGGGCGAGACAACCATTATTGCCCCGCCCCCACAACCCCAAACAAACTGTGCTACTTCAACCAAGCAGGTTTCTTGCCAGCCGTCGCCGCAGGTGCGGCGGTCTTCGCTGCTGGCACCGGTGCTTTCGCCTCAGGCGCACTCTCATGCGCTTGGCTCCAGAGCTTGTGCCCGTTGCTACTCGGGTTGGGTGAACCCCAGTCGCTGATGGAGTTACGGTCTGCGCGGCCATCTTTGCCCTTGTCGATGCCGACTTTGATGACGACCTCAGCGCCGTTGAGTGCCTCGATGATTTGGTTGAAATCACCGTTGTTGAACTGCTCGTACGAGGCAGGGTCTGCGTAGTTGAAGACGCCACGGCTCTCAAGAATGCGAGTAATCGCCCCGATGCCCATCTGGCGCCACACCTCGCTGTTGTTCTCATCGAAGGGATTGCAAACCATCCCAAACACGCGCCGGTTGTTGTACTGACCCCCTTGGATGGCGAGCTCGATGGAGAGATAGTCCCCACCGGTTGACTGACTGCTTTTGCGCTCCTTCACCACAAGGACGGCCTTGGCGACCGTGCCTTTGGGAATGAGTTCCATCTCTGTTGACCCGACGTTTGTTGATTGTGCGTTGAACATACTGCTTTTCGATTTTTGTTTTTAGTGTTTTGCGGTGTCGATGCGTTTACCTGCGCGAATCTTGGCGAGCACCTTCCCAAGGTCAGCGGGTTCCTGAAGCTCCAGCGTACCGGAGCGGTCTTTTGCGGGGTAACCCCACGGGTTTTGTTGGTGGCATACAAAAGCGCGATACTGCGACTTGTCCTCTGCCTCAAAGTTCTGAAGCGTCAGAACTAGGTCGAAGATACCAGGCAACTCGCGACCCGTCTTTGAGCCCTCGATTTGCACGTCCCAGTACTTCCTCTTCAACTCGTCCTCCTGCTGCTCCAGAATGCCCACCAGCACCACGTTCTTGTGGCAGTGCTGTAGCTGGGTCACCCAACGAATCATCTCGCGCCCAAGAAGCCCGTAGGCTCCACGGGTGTCGGGCTTGCCTGTTTTGTCGCTGAACGCCTCGGGCTGCTGCTGGCACCATGCAAAGCACATACGGCTTGCCACGGTGATGGAGTCAACAAACAGCGTCTCGTACTGCTCATGCCCCGAGGCCGGCCCGAACGCCTTTACGACGGACTCGTATGCCGCTTTGCTGTAGGAGCCGTTGGCGTCCGCTGGATCAGGCCCACCGAGCCACAAAGCAATGGCCTTGGCTAGCTCCCACGGGTGTGCGCCCATCTCGTTGGACGTTGCTCGGATGTCGAGACAGTCGCCCTTCCAGTCCTTACCCAGCGCCAGCGTACCGGCCTCAAGGTCAACGAACAGGGTACTCTTCGCGTCCAGCGTGCGAGCTTGGTAGGTTTTACCAACGCCGGCAGGGCCGAACACAACCGCTTTTACACAGTCCGAGGTGCGCTTGAGGCGCTCGTCTGCTTTTATGATTTTGAGCATTACTTGAAGGAGATACGGGGTTCGCTGAACTTGGTGGTGCGTGCGTCCATCACGCGGCGCAGAACGTCCTCGTTGCCGATGCGCTCAATGGTCTTTGCGGCTACCGAGAGCTTGGCGTTGATGAGTTCCCGCGCATCCGCCAGAGGCAGTGACTCGTACAAGGACTGCAACTTCCCCTGATCCCAGAGGTAGGTTGCCTTGACCTCGTACTTGAGTTTCACGCCGTCAATCTCGGTGGATAGTTCCCCATACCCTCGTCCACTTTCCTTCAGCAGGTTCTGAAGGTTCGCTCCATGCTCTTGCATGATGGCTTCCTCCAGCGTCTTTATCTCGTCTTCAAGGACGGAGATTTTGGTTAGCCGTTTGGCTATCTCGTCCCTCATTTTTTTTAGGTTCATTTTCTAGTTCTCTTTTCAGTTTATGGCACACGTCTTCGAGTCGGAGCGACCAGCCTTCGTTGTGCGCCAACGCAACAAGCGCGGCGAACTTATCCAGCGGGATTTTCCGTCTGCGAACCCATGTTGATATTGTTCGCGGTTGCACAAGTACACCCGCTAACACCAACTTCTTCCAGAGCAGGTTCTTTCCCCCGAACCGGAAGACCATGTGCCTCGCATCGATTTGGTAGCTCATGGCGGGGATGAAGATGTACGCATTTTTTGCGTATCGCAACATCTTTTTTCATTTCGTCGCAAGGCGTTTTCTCGCAACGTATTGGCCCATGGAACCTGTCTCTTTTCAAGCTCTAGTCGAGCGGTACACCGGTGTTCATGGAATGCAAGCCGGCCTCTTGGTGCTTGCTCCGAAAGTACACTCTTCATCTGGGCCGATTGCCACCATGGGTAGCGCACTTCCTCCAGACACTATTATCCCTAAAGGCGCAGGGATTTACGACGAGAACGGTATGCTCCCGAAGATTGAAGGCAAGGGCCTTGAGTTTATCGCTTACGCCTAGGCTCAAGAGCCTTTTCAAACAGGTCTGCTTCAGCGTCTCTGCGTCGCTGTAAGCCTTTGGTGTTAGGCCACAACCGTTTCATTGAGCGGATGAGTTCCGGTACGTCATAGAACCGGCGATCACGCATGGCGTTCTGAATGCCCAGCATCTCCGAGCGTCTTTCCCCTGCGAGTGCCGTTCCACGGTTGAATACCAATGAGATAAGGGCGTCCCGCGCCTCGTCAGGCAGGTCTTCTGCCTGTGGGTAGATGCGTAGCATCCGCAGGTAAAATGTTGGCAGCGTGTTCTTTTGGAAAACCTCAACGGCCTTTTGCCAGAGAATGACAATCGAGCGCATCGTTGGGGATGCGTGCAGAAGTTCGCGAGCTGCGTTGGCCTTAACTCCGAGGGCGGCGGTGAGCGCAACGTAATCGGACTCAGGGAGAAGTTCCTCCCACGCTTCATCGAACTGTTGCGGTGTGGTGTAGCCCAAGTCGTAGCCAATCCCAATCGTTACGCCGCTCTGCTCCCCAGGCCAAGTAGGGCTCTGAAGGAACTTGCGGTAGTACTCCTCACCGCCGCCCACCTCGAAATCGATGATGAGCTTTAGACCGTCGTCAGAGAGAATCATTTGTGTTCTTGGAAGAACCGCTCTGATATTTCGCTCACCTTCTTCCAAAGCTCCTTGCGGTCATCCTCGCACTCGCGAATCTTCTGTGAGAGATACCAGATAGCAACCGCCAGCGCACACGCCAGCGGCCCTTGAGCAACAAGTTGGTTTACCATGGGTTCAAGTGAGATGTCGGCAATCACGGTTTCTCCTTACGAAAGATGTTGATGGCGCTGTAGACGCTTACGCCAGCGGTTAGAATCGCATCGGCTTGGTCTGGGGCCAGTTTTAGCCCAAAGAGCGTTGCCAATGAAACCAGCCCACGCCATGTGGAGGGCTCGAACAACCGGTTCAGTATGTACTTCATAATCAGAGATTGAGGGCTGCTTTCAAACCGTCCACGTCTTGGGCCGCATCAATGGCGACCTGCACTTGAGCGTACTTCTCCCGAATCAAAACGCGAGCCGCTTCAGCGGTCTCTGCTTCATTTGGGATTTGTTTGACGATTGCATCGTCGTATGGGGCGAACTCCGCAGCGCGTAACTGGCGGCGTTTGTCGTGAGCGATGGCCTTCGCTTTATCGAAATTGATGGTAATCATGGCTGAAACTCCCAAGCGTTGCGGAACGTGCGATCGGTTGGAATCTCGCTTGCGTCCACGATTTTGAACGGCTTCCCAGCAGGAACGTCCTTGGCTGCAATCTCCTCAATGGACAGACTGCAATCTGGAGCAGGTATAACGATAGCAACTCCACCTTCGTCAGTTGGGTAGATAATGCGTTTGTTTTGCATAACGTGTTTTTATCGAATGATTGCAACCGTAACGTATGTCGGATCTGTAAAACCAGAGGAACCGGGTGCGCCTGACGCTATACCTAACGTACGAATACTTACACTATTTACAGATGGCGTAGTTGCTGCTTTTATATTTATAGTGCCTGAGTTGGCGGGGCCCCCACCAATCATCATGCCGCTCACGCAGTAATTGGCGTCTACCAATGCTGAAGCAAAGTTTATTGTGTAGTCGCCCGTGCCGTTGTCCGTAATGCTTGAAACATTGAAACTTGCTCGGATGAAATTGTTTCTGGTGACATTCCCACTTGGTATTGAACCAGAAATAGAATCAGTGACAGTAAAGCTGTTAGCGTCTAAGACGGTAATCGTATAACTTCCAGATGTAGCACCGCCCGTTGTAAAGGACAGGTTTGCAACTTGTCCAGTAGTCATATCGTGGGCGGTCAGCGTGACCGTAATCAGCGTCCCAACGCGAGTGTATGTTCCATTTGATGGTACTCCGTTAAAATTTACCCACGCTTTAACAGGACTTCCGGTTGCTGCCGTCGTATCGACGTACCCTTTTGTTGCCGCTCCAAGAGTCGCTACTGGAGCCCCAGAGAGCACAAGCAGCCCTGTCATGGTGTCACCGGTCTTCGCTACGCCTGCTGTAGTCTGCGTCGATGTGTCTGAGAAGCCAATGCCAGCCGCTGCCATATTGAGCTTGCCGGTCATGGTGTCGCCGGCCTTGTTGACTTTTAGAGCGTCCGCTGTGTCAACGTAGCCTTTGGTTGCCGCTTCCAAGGCTGCGCTCGGAGCACCCGGAAGCACAATAGCGCCTGTCATCGTTCCGCCGGTCAAACTCAACTTGGTAGCAAGGCTGGCGTTCACGCTGGCTTGAAACGCTGCGAAGTCTGCTTGCGACACATCACCAGCGGTGCTCATGGCCGAGTAAACGAGCTCGCCCTTGTTGTCGTTCACAACCATCGAGAAGTTCGTCGCGGAGGTGTACACGCGAGCTGGTGTGCCAGAACGCGAGAAGAAGCCATTCAACGTGCGCAGAGGCTGCGCTGCTGGCTGGGTAAGCGCATCGTCCCAGTACACCGAGATTGGGTTGGTGACCGGGTTCAAGTTCGCCGTTCCGATATAAACGTAACCGTTATTGAGCGGTGAGCCGTCTGTATCGGCGAAGGTCGTGAATGGAGAGACGATGTAGGCCATGGTGTGTTACTCTTGAGGTGGTTCTTCGCTGGGCTTGAGGATGTCTTTGTTGGAGCCCATGTAGTTTGCGATACTGGTCAATACCGCTCGCTCTGAACTGCTGTTGCTCTTGACCCTGCCAAGTTGGGCGAGAAGGTTCCTACCTGCCTTGGACTCGTACAAGCGCACAAGACCGGTGTTTAGTGCTGCGGCAAGGCCAGCTCCGACAAGTCCGAGTTGACTCTGAAGACCAGAGAACGCAACAAACGGAACGGCCTGTGCGCCAGTTGGTGGATTTGCTGCAAACTCTCCAGCCCTACGAGTGTAGTTTAAAGCCTTCTGAAGCCCCTGCACACTGTCTAGGTCAGAACCTGTGAAGAACACGTTCACTTGGTTTTCAAGTTTCCCAAGTTGAGTTGCAAACCGGTTGGGCACAATCACGCCAGACGGGTCAGTGGCATTCTCTAATGCACGGGTGATAATTGCCGCTCTTCCAACTTCACGCCCTTCTGTTGACAGGTTTCTATAGAGTCTTTCGATGCTGCTCTTCTTGTCCGTAAAAAGCACGTTGTTAACGATTTCAGGCGTCAACTCGCCTTTCTTGAGAAGCGAGTTAAACGAGGACGCCTTAAGGTCATCTGCAAGGTCAGAAAGAGCACGGTTTGAAACACTCCACTTGGTGAAATCAGTTGGTTTTCCAAACTGTTTGATGTGGTTGCCAAGGTCTTGATTCAACGCTGTATAAACCTCGTTGTAGGCTTTTGAAGCCATGTCCTTTGGCGTTCCGATAGTTGGGTCTGTCAAACTCTTAAAAAGAACCTTTCGTCTTTGTTCAACCTCTTCAGGTGTCTTGCCGACAATTTCAGAGGAGAAGTTGATGAGATCGTCAATCGCTTGCTTGTTTGCTGTTGGGCTAATGTTCTCAAGTTCAAGCGCCAAGTCCTCGGCTTTTTTGGCCGTTGCAGACATATCTACAAGCTGACCTGTCATAGAAAGCCTTCCGAGAACATCCTGCTTATTCCCTGACAGTTTTTTAACAATCTTCTCACGCTGAGAAATCGCCTGATTTGCCAATTCCTCCGTGAGCGTAGGGCTTCCAACACCAGCGTATTCAGACACAAAATCTTGGATTGCCTCTGACCGCTGCTTCTCTTGCTTGCGTAGAAGCGAGCCGGTTCCAAACGGTGTAATCTCTCTGGCCTTTGCCAGTGCATTGCCAAGTGGCGTCTCTGGCTTGAACTCTTGGGAAGTAATCGTCTCGATGCCGCGTTTCTCGGCCTGTACCGCGCCTTCTGGAAGAGCGGCGGCTGCGCCGATTCTAGCACCTGCGCCAATACCAGCACCCATGCCGCCGCCAAGACCGGCCAGAAGCTGCGCTGTAGGGCCGTAACCAGCCTCTTTAGCCGCCTGCATACCAACTTCTGCTCCAACGCTAGAAGCTATCTGTTCAGCAGGCTTCTCCGAAAAGAACCGTCCTGCTGCCTGCATCGCCGGTCTGGCTGATGCCATGAGTGCCTTGCCAAGGCCGACCTGACCAAGACCTTCACCAACACCGCGTCCTACTGCTCCTGCAAGGCGTTCTGCTTGCGTGTCAGGGTTAGGCACTCCGAGCTGAGTGAGATAGTGGTTTAGCGCATCAGACGGTTTTGTGTAGTGCGTACCGAAAAGCGAGTTGATGCCAGAAACAACCGGATCGGCCAGAGTCATGCCAGCAGCCCCGATAAGGGCACCAGGAACGGCGCCAATGCCACCAGTGGGTGCTCCACCCATGATTGCGCCTCCAACAGCCCCAAGAGCCGCAGGGCTGAGTCCACGCAACGCTCCACCCGCCAACCCTCCCGCCGTCGTCTCCGGTATCCCAATCATCGCCTCTTCACTGGCAGCAGACGGCAGCGGTGCCTCGGCTGGTGTAGCCTCTGGAGGAGCCGGTGGGCCTTGCAGTTGACGCAGCCGAACGATTTCGTCGGCAAACATCCGAGCATCATCAACATTGCCTGCCTTGTCTGCTTTCAGCAGGGCATCTGAGAGTTCTTCAATGGTAGCCATTATTTGCTCCTGTATTTCTGAATGGCTGCATCTATTGCGCTCATTCCAGTTCCTACTGGCGCAGCACCAGTTGGCACCGGCGGTGGTACGGACTTGTTCTTGAGTTGTTCTTGGCGCGTCTGTGGCGCTTTGCTTCCAAGTACAGACTCAACTGGCGCATTTGGAAGCGAGAAGATGTTTTGAATATCTAGGCCACGCCTTTCAGCAATAGCTTTGTTACTTTCTAGATATTTATTGTATTCTTTTTCAGATTGCTGCATCCGCCTTTCTGACATCCGAATCAAGTCGTCCCTGTCTTTCTCGGAAAGCTTTCCTCCTTCGTTTACTTTAGCAACAAGCGATCTGAATGCGGCTGGAATCGTCCCACCGGTAACCATTCCTGCTTCAGTCACGCTGACCGTTGACGTTGGGTCATTGATTTTGACAGCCGCAACAATTGCTGACGCATCACCAGGGATGCTCTTAAGTTCCTTTGCCAACTGAACCGCTGTGACGAGGTCTCTTCTTGCAATATAATTTCTAACAAAAGGTTCAGCCTCAAAGTTTTCTTTCATCTGAATTTCTAGCGAAGCTTTCTTCTCTGGGTCAAGCGCGCCAGATTTCTTGAAGTCTGCTTCTAAATCCTTAAGTCGAGCCTCTGCTTTCTTCAACGATGTCTCGGACTCGGTTTTGGCAACCTGCTCAGGAGCGCGTTCCTTGAGGAAGCCCAAAAAAGAATCTGCTTTCTTTTGGTCTACTTTCAAAAGATTGCTGTAAGCAACATTTGCCCAGATTGCAGGAGGCGCTTCTTCTGGCAGTCTGTCTAAAGCTGTCTGAAGCTCTTTAGACATCCGTTGAGCAACCGGATTAGGGTCTTTTGCAAATGCAGAAATCTGGTCGTTTATCAACTTAAACGCTTCGGTGTTGTTCCCTGACATCCCAAACATCGCAGCGTCCTGCATGGTGTTCACAAGCCCATCACGGTACTTGTTTGGCATGGCTTTCAGGATGTTGTCATACCTTTCAGCCTCCTTTGAAGGCAGAAGCGCACTCAACTGCCCAATCTGTTGTACGGATTTTGGGTCTGGATCGTTTGGATCCATCTTGCTGGCAATCTGACCAAGACGGATTTGAGCTGCCGCAGTAGCAGCATCTAACTCTGCCTTGTTCAACTTCCCAATCACCGGCAAGAGCGCTTCTGTGCCAGCTTCTTCAGAGCTTACAAAGCTGTTGAACGCCTTTCCAACTTCTTGTTGCCTTGCCCTCTCAGCCTGAAGCGCCTGCAACTGCTGCTGGAATCCAAACTCTGCACGCCTTGCCGCCGCCGCGCTCTGTGCCATCTGCTGTTGTTGGCCTTGGATACCGAGTTGAGCGGCTTGAATCTGGAGCGGGGCCATCATCGCCGCTTGTTCCTGCTGGGCGCGAGACGCCTTAATCCCCTCAATAGCTGAGAGCCCTTGAATCAGATTACCTCCGAACAGACCTGGATTTGGAGGCTGAATTGGAATGTTGTAGTTGAAATCGGCCATAATTTTACACGTTGGTGGACATAAATCCAGGGTGCGCCTCCTGTCCCATTGTCCAGTCGCCAGAACCGGCAAAGGATTCATAGCCGCCTCCGCCGCTGTCAAAGCCTCCACTTAACTGATTCAACAGAGCAAAGTTTTGGAATCCGCTTCCAATTGCATTCCCCATACCAGTATATCCAGCAGCCCGAGCCGCTGCTGCTCCTTGAATCCCAGCGGCCTGCGCTGCTCCTTGTGACGAGAGAAGACCAGCAATTGCATTTCCAGACTGGATGCCGCCAGCAGCTTGTCCTGCCGCAGACGCTTGACCCAAGTTAAGCATATTCTGCGCTGCTGCCTGTCCTACATTGGAGAGACCACCAAGACGTGCGTACTGCTGATCGATAAGCTGATTAAGAAGCTGCGGACGGTACCGTGCGAGTGCGCTTTGAGTGCCATCAGAACCGCGCCGCCCGGTGGCTGACGCCGCTGCAAGAATCGCTTCCTCGCCCTGCTTGGCGAGTTCTTGGTAAAGCGGCCCCTGCTCAATCTGCTGGATAGCTTGACGTTGCTGTTCGATGCCAAGCTGTTCGTACTGCTTGTCCTCAAGAATCGGTTTAAATAGAGCCTGTTGCTGCGCGTATCCTTGGGCCTCAATGTTTCTGGCAGCAGCATTAGTCGATAAATCAAACTCAGCTAAAGCATCTTCTCCTTTGATTTTTTCTCTTTGTTTTTCTCTAGTTCTATAAAGCTCATCAATTTTCTCTTTTGTGATGTCAGCGAGTTGATTGTACTGCGGCGATTGTTGAATAGCGTAAAGGGCTCTTTGGCGCTCCTGCTCACCGCCAAGACCGGCAAGCCGCTGCATTTGTTGAAGCGCCCCCGGGCCAGCGCCGATGTATGGTTGTGTAAGCCCAGGCTGACCAGCATTGATGTATGGCGAGAGAATCTCCCGCATTGCATCAAACTGTCTGCGTTGCTCATAAATAGCAGCGTCTTGACCTTGCAACTGAGCTGCCGCTGCTTTTTCTGAAGCAGCCTTTGCTGCGCTAGAAGCCTTCTTTTGTCCGTAAATACTTGCGCCAATACCACCAGCCGCAAGCCCAGCGGTAATCGCTGTTGCCGTGCCTACGCCTGCTAAAGCCGCTCCTCCTCCTACTGCAATTGCTGTTCCTACTGCTACAAATGCCATTTTTTAATCCTCCTAAGTGGTTAAACTTTCAAGTAGAGCTTTTGCTTCTTCAAACTTGATGAAAGAGTTGCTTTTACGCACCAATGTTGACTCCAAAACCTCAACGCTGGTCTCGTCTGTTGGATGAATGGTGGCAAACTTCATCTCTTCCAAAATGAAGAGCACTTTCCTGACATTGGGTTTTGAGATGAAATAACACGGCGCAACAAGGTCTTCGATAACGCCGTCAATCATCACTCGGGCTTTGCCGGTAAGAACCACATTGAAATGCTCAGTAAGATGTTCGTGCCCAATGATAAAACTGCCAGCAGGCATTGTTATCTCGCGCATATAGACCCCAGGCGCGAAGTTGTGTTTTAACGGACACTCAACCTGTGGAAGATTGAGAAGTTCCTTCTCAAGGCTCTCAATCTGATCGTTTACCGGTACTGAAAGTTCTTCACTCATTACGTCACTTCCCTCCCCGAAGCAGTAATGGTGATTGAAACGGCTGCGCTTGCTAGGGTCGATATGCGTCCGCCTACTTCAAGAACCTGTCCGACGAGTTCCGGGCAAGTGTAGGTCTCGTTTGGAAAAATCGTTCTGGCGTCGAGAATCAAGTTTGCGTCACCTACGGAAGCTGACAAAGGAACCAAGTTGACCGACAACGTCACATTGCTGGCAGAAGTGTTCGTAGCGGTAAACTTGTCGATGATGCACTTGGCATTAGACGCCGTGTACTGAGTCGTCTGTGAAGCCTCAGCCTGCTTGGGCGGGATGATGTTTTTGACGTTAACGGCCATACAGCGGGACAGTTGTTACGGTGAGAATAACGGACGGAATACCAGGCACCGGTGGGGCTGCGGTAAAAGCCTTGATTTCGAGGTCTGTCACGTCCGATGACCAAACAAACTCAAGGTAATCTCCCGCGTTCATTCTATACACGAAGTTCCATGCCGCAACACTTTCCGCGTTGTTGCCTTGAAGACGAACCTGCGTTGCAGAATTGGTTTGGTTAATGCCATTGATAGCCGCCCACAGGTAGAACAAACCGACGCCTCCTGCGGTCTTGTCCAACTGCATTGAGAACTGGAAGTTGTATATGCCCTCAGAATCGACGTAAATGCGGCTTGCAGGCGTTCCAATGCGTACACCGAAGCTCAGGTCTGTTGAGTTGAATGTGACGGCCTTTGGCGTGTTTATGACCGTGGACGTTTGCGTTGTCGTATCATAAAAGGTGCCATAGCGAAGCTGGCGCAGTGGTTCTGGCGCGGGAGCTGTGGCATATAGCTCAACAAGCTTTGAGAGGCGTTCGATGGAGTCCAGCGCCTGCTGTGCATTTGCTTGAGCGCCGGCGGACTCGAACTCGTTCGCTTCGGTGGCTGTAGGGACGCTGGCAAAGAGTTCCTCGAAAGCTCGGATTGCCCGTTGATCAGGCAAGAACTTTGCTAGGTCGTTTCGGTTGAGATTGATGCGGTTCGCCATTACCAGACAAGTGGTTCGAGCCTTGCGTCAAGTCGTGCGATGGACATATGCGCGTCACTCGTCCCACGGAACCGGTACGTTCGCCAATCTCCCATGCGACCGTTACGCATCCACGTCAGGCGCTTGTAGTA